TTTTTCTTATATATTATAATAGGAGTATAAAGATAAAATAAAATTAAATTTATATGGAGGTATTAAAAATGAACAAAGAACAATTATTAAAAGCTATCGGAACTTATGATGAAAAGGATTTACAAGAAGTATTACATTTATTGGAAATTTTAAATGGTGAAAGATACAATAATGAAAACTTCAATGATGCAATGACTTGGTCTAACATAAAAAGCATAGCTAAGAATTTTAAAAATCCACAATATAAATATGTGGAAGTTTGGACATGTACATCATCATTAACAAGTATGATAACTGAAGCAATAAATAAAGCTGAAGCTGACGGCTTCAGATGGCATGATACTCAATATCAAACATCTGTAAATAGCAATAATATGTTAGTTCGTAGTGCATTATTAATATTCAAGAAAGATTAATCTTTCTTGATAAAGAGGAATAGGAATATTCCTCTTTATTTTTTTTTTTGATTTTTGACAAGACTAACCTGGATACCAATAAAGTATCCAGGTTAAATTTATATAAAAATAAGGGTAGACTATAATTAGTTACCATATTTAATTTGGTCATTATCTGGTATAGGGAATTTATCTCTATATTTATATTCCAAATAGTTGACAGTCATTTTGATACCTTTAACTACTTGTAGTGCAAGGTTATTGATATCTGCTGAACTTCTCCAAATACCTCTAAATGTTAAATCTAGTTGTTGTGCTTCAGTATTTGTTTTATCTGAGTTCAATTGTCCATCATGTGCCTTTGCAGGTATAATTCCATAAATCATTCCTGCTCTTATAGGAATTCCACCTCTATCTGTTAAGATATAAAGAGCTTCTGCTACTTCATAAGCAATATTTGGAGTAGGAAATTGTGAAGAACCCATTAATCCATGATAATGTGTTATCTTAGTTATTGGGTCAGATATTCCAGATAACCATAATTCTAAGTATTCTAGTAATGGTAATCTATGTAAGTCATAAGGAACTCCGATTGTGAATTCTTCAAATTGTTGTTCCACATTTGTTACATAAGAAAGTTTATTAGATGCAGAACCTCCTTCCATTTCTCCGAAGTTGGCTGACATATCTTGAATACCTTCAAATTTAGTTTGGAATTTTTCTACTATATTTTTAAATGTTTTTGTTAATTCAGGGAATTTAGCTTCCATAAATGAAGCCATCTTCAAGAAGATGAAATGATGTCTTCCTGATTGAAATGGTGACATATAGAATAAGTTACTATAGTTCCCTCTCATGATACCTCTAACAAAGTTTGTTTGTGAGTGGTCCATTAATGCAGTCTCTCTGGCTAAACCAGATTGTGGATAAATTGCCATCTATTTACACCTCCTTAAGCTGTTGGGTTACCAAGAACAACGATTTCGACTTTATTGTAAAGAGCAATGTCTTTAAATAATACTCTCAATACATCATTCAAGATACCTTTTTGTTGTTGATATGGAGTTTGAGTAATTTCATACTCTAAACTTCTTACTTTATCTTTATATGGTGCTAATGCATCATTTGCTAATCTTACGAATCTCTTAATATCTTCAGGTTCAGTGAACTCGAATCTGTAATTTCTTACAGTAAGTAATAGTAATTTAGCCATTTCTGATAGCATTCTTGCATTGTTTGTATGCATTAATTTACTATCATATAGGTACATTGTAACTTGTGCTTCAAATGTATCATATCCTTCACCTTCAGAAATATAGTTGCATCTTGCTCTATATACTATATCTCTATCTGCTAGAGTATTTACTCTTGGCATAATTGTATCAGGGATAACACCTGTTACTCTACCTTTTTCTAATCCAGCCATTGGAATATGTGAACCCCAATCTCTGTAATGTTGTGGTAGCATATATGATAATACATAAGGTGTTGTTACTGTTATTTCTTTTTCAGAAGCATCATCAACAACTCTCATATGTTGAGAGAATAATGATACGTTCCAGTTTGTACATGTAAATGTTTTTACCCAGTCAGAAACTGCTTTAGGTGTCTTTTGGATTTGACAGTCTAAATATGCATGCATATCTATTCTGTTAGATACTAAAGCAACCATAGCATTTTTAACTTTAATTGGGAAGTTAGCATCTAATACATAACTAGCTCCTGTTTTAAGTACATTGAATATATTTGAGTTTATTTTACCCATATAGAAGTCAGCAAATTTATCAGCTAAATTAGGCATAGCATCTGCTCCTGAGAAAGCAAATTTTTTACCAGCCCAATCACCATCAGACCCTTCTTTTAAAGGCAATCCAGTAGCTTTAGATAATAATTCACCATTTGTTATTTCTACATATGTTACATCTGCATGTGGAACTAATAAATCTATTGATTCAGGTTTAACATTTTTAGCATCTGCAACAGGTTTAATGAATGTCATTAATTCTTCAATAACATCTTCATTTACTTTTACTACTACATCATTATTATAGTTAGCAACTACAGATTCAATATAAGAAGAAAGACCATTACTTCTAGCATCGGCTATTAGTGAGCAAGTAATATTTTCACTTGCTTTTAATGTTCCTTTTTCATTTGTCAATAATTCAAATAAATAATTTGCATACATAGAAGTAGAGTTTTCTAATTTATCTTCTACCATTCTAACTGCGAAATCATTTCCATAAGCACCTCTACCTTTTGATAATACACAGAATAGAGGGAATTTTTTCTTAGTTCCATTTGGTGTTACTGTTAATTGAGCTTCAATTGTATCATATGCTTTTACATCAGTTAAAGAAGCTGTACTTAAATCAACTTTAATTTTATCTGTTCCATCAAGTTCAACTTCAGCATATACTACTGCATTTGCATATGTAGCTTTATCATCAACTAATCTCATTCCTATTACCCAACCACCACTTTCAAGAGTTTTTAATACTTGGTAATATGGTTGTCCATGTCTTCTAAAGTTTTTAGCCCCGAATTCTCTTTCAGCTGCTGCTAAATCTCTTGAACCTCTGAATATAGCAAATTCTCCGTCTTTTCCTCTGTCAGAAACAAAAGGCATTAACAGAATAGCATTTGCAGATATTTCAGCAATTTCAGTAAATCTACTTTGGTCAGTTATCCAGATTATATCATGGGGTGCTTTATATGTAAAGCTTTTATCTACAACGATTTCCACTTTATATACCTCCTTTAATATGTTATTTAAATTATATTAATGTTAGTTACCCTAATTTACAGGAGGTTTATATAGTTGAAAAAATAAAGCTTTTTAAAGAAAAAAAGAGTAAGAAGTATAAAAACTTCTTACTCAAATATTTTTACTGAAAATAATCTATCATTTGGTGGTGTAGAGTTATTGTCTATTATATAGTAATCTAAGTATAAATTATTCTTAGCATTATATAATCTTTTAACTCTAAATGTTAATTCTTCTTTTAAAGATTTAGTATTATGTAAAGCATCTACTATTACCATAGATATTTCTAAAGAATTATCTGAGAAATTTTCTAATAAGTTATCTATATCTTCATAATTATTACCTATTATAAATGATTTTATTATAGGTACTATTATAGAATTCATCTTATCTTCCATTTCTTTTTCTTTTTCTATATTTACTTTAATACTATCTAATTCCTTTAAATCGATATTAGTCATATTATTATTCTCCTTTAGTATTTAATAGTATCTTCTAATGGAGATTCTACATCATCCTCTTGTTTACCACTTCTAGCTCTAGCTATAGAAGCTTGTAGCATTTGGTTAGGGTCTTCAAATGTAATAGCTGTAAATGTTGAGTTATTTTCAGCTATACTTCTAGCACTAGCACCTATCCAAGCAAATGGGTTATCAGTCTTACCATATACCATTCTAAATGGTTTAGATTTATCTTTTTTAGCTCTTATAGATTCTCCTACTATAAATGAGAATATAAGAGGAGATGAATCTAGATTCTTTTGTTTATTAATAGCCATATTGTCTAGCATCATAGGTAATACTGCATCATAAGGTACACAAGTTGGGAATTTACCTCCTGTAAATATCTTAAAGAATTGCTCAGTATTAACAAACTTTGATACTATGTTTCTATTAATGATTATTAAATCTTCACTATAATATTTTAATATTATATAAGTCTTTTCTCCTTCAGCAGGATTAAGAACTATAGTTCTTTTTTCTTGTGCTGTAGGCTGTGTCATGATTCTTGTAGGGAAATTAAATACAAGTAAAGGTGATGGGTCTTTACCAGTATCATCTTTAAAGAATCTCATATTAAATATCCCTAATAAATCATATTGTATTCCTTTATGTTCCATTTTAGCTGTTTGATAAAATCCTTCTTCTATATATGCTTCTGCATATTTGTAAGGTTCTTTCATTTTTATTTGCACACCATCTATTTTAAGATATTTATTTCCTACTTTTTCTAAATGCATTCTAGTTCCTCCTTAATATCTTTTACTGTGGTGTTTTTATATGCTAATATTTACTATTCTAAACTTATAGTAGATACTTTCACTAGATTTGACTTGTTTTATTACTATGGAGTAAATATCATTCTCAGCATCTACAACTTCATACTTTAAATAATATTTATCTTTATTAGTAGGTGATGTGAATAGTTGTTTAGTTACTATTACACAAATATCATCTACTTTAATAAATTTCTTAAATTCTTTATTATCTAACATTTCTGTTATTTCTTTTGTGATATCAGTCATCTCATTCTCATCAATATATACTAATCCCTTGAACCAGTTTTTTAATATACCAGTTTTCTCTAAGTCTTTAGTATATTGAATAAGGTAACAACTATCTTTTATTAATTTCTTTTGAACTTCATTCATTTCCTCTACTAATTGTGGTACTAGATAAATATTGTCTCCTTCTATGTATATAGAACAACCAGTAGGTTTTGCAAGTTTATTAAATACTTGATATATTAAATCTCCTTGAAAACCATACATAGTATCTTTCTGTAATATTCTAGATACTTCACTATCTATTATCATATATCTTATTATGTTATCTTCTTTACTTACCACTATATTATTTATATAATAATAAATAGAATCACTAGCAAAATTCTTAGCTATCTGATTTAAGCTATTAAAAGCTTTTATATCACTACTCACCTTTGACATCTTCCATCACTCCTACTATATCTTCCATTTCAACCATTTTACTATTTTTCTTAATACACATATCAGCTAGATTAGATATATCACTATATGAAGGTAAATTCAACCATCTTTCTCCAGTATCTACATATTTTCTTGTAGAGTAATTTATTAAGAATTCTCCATTAATATCTAATTTAGGATTATCTACTGGATTAATCTTCTTATAGTTTAATGTCTTTTCATTATCTTTTATATCAATAGTAAAGTACATAGTATTTTGGTCTATATTAAATGCTCTTATATTACTTGGATATAGTGAAGCAAAGTCAAAGTCTACTATATTATCAAATACTCTATTAGATTTTACTCCATATAATTTAGCACCATTTCTTGTATTCAATAATGGGTTACCAACTAATGCTCCAGAGAACTTTTCTTCATCTTCAGCTTCTTCTTCATTAAATGCTCCATATGAATAATCTACATTTTGGTTATTTCCTATTACTAATCCTTTTAAATAATATTCATAAGTAAATTTATTCTTCAAGAATATAGTTTCATTAAATATCTTATTGTATCTAGTACAAGTATTTAATGAATATTGATATACAGTTTCTAAATCATGTGTCTTATTATCTATTAATAACTGCAACACGACATCCCGTATATTATATTTAACAAATATCTTATAATTCTTATATGGTAATTGTGCTAATGTGTTTGCATATTGATGATATTCTAATTTATCAAATCCACATTCTAATTTACCTATATTACTTAAACTATAACCACCTTTAGTTTTAGCAAAGTTCTTTCTTAATGAAGCATAAGTTATCATTTGACATAAGTATACTGTATACCCCGATATTTCACTACTATCTCTTCTTCTTTTTTCTTCGATAGCTTTTTCATCTTTATGCCACCAAGCTTTAGCTACATCTTTAAAGTCTGGATGACACATAACTGTTTCAGGTCTTATACCTGCTCTCTCTAATCTTCCCATTAATGTCAACATATCGAAAGCAAAGTTCCAACCTAAACAGAAATTAGGTTTTAATGCATTTATTATATTAAATAATGTAACTATCATTTCTATTTCATCATCAAAGAATGCTATTTTATAATTTAAATCTACTCCCATAACTTCTCTAAATTCATTAGTTATTTCTTGTAAGAAATCTGTTAAATTATCTTCTAATTCTTGTATTTGTGGATTATTTTTATTTCTTAATAAGAAAGTATAACAATCTTTAGTTTCATCATTAATAAATGTAATAGCATTTACTGGTGATGGTGCAATCTTTTCATCTGGGAATTGTCCAACTGGTAGATTAGTATAATCTACTTCTATATCCAGAAAGCTCTTAGTTATTTTAAAGTGTTCTGGTGCACCACATTCAACTAAATATCTATATCTAACATAATCTTGAATATTCATATCTGAGTTAAATACTCTTTTAGCTTTATGGATATTCTTAGTTTCACTATATTGTCCTAATTTTATTTTATCAAAATAATATTCGACATACTTAGGACCTAATATGTCTGCTATATCTTTTGTTACATTTTTATAAGATACATCATATTCATCAACCTTATCTCTATCTATATAAGATAATTTATATGATGGTGTAAATTCTTCTTTACTTATATATACTTTCATTGTAGGTGACTCTACTCTTTCAGTTTTCATTTTACCATCAATCATATCTCTATATATAATTGATACTGAGTCATTACCCCATTTACCTGTGTTTTCATTTTTCTGTGCTCTATGATAAAGCACATTAGTCAATAATATTTCTTTTTTTCTTTGAAAGGCTTTAAACATTACTTATCAACTCCTTTTTAGTTATTTTTTAGTTCCCAAACTAATGATTTCTTATGGTTAGTAAGAATTTTAATCTAAAACATCAAGGTAAATTAAATATATGAAATAAAGGAGGTAAATGGAATATGTATTTTAAAGAAGAAGAATGCATCAATCCATTTGAGACATTAGGTCCAAGAAGAGATGCATTTGGTAATTTAGTTGAAGAAAAGAAAGATGAAGAAGATACATCTGGTTCTGCATTAAGTCAGTTACTAGGTGACGATAATATAGCTACAGAAGAAGACAAAGTTGAAGAAGTAGTAGAAGAAAAACCTATAATACTAGACTTTGCTGGATTGGCTGATGATATCAAATATAATCAAGAAAATAGAGAAACTATTTTAAAACAAAGACTAGGTATGGGTGAAGCTAAGAAGTTTAATCCTCCTAGTATGGAAGTAGGAGAAGCTCCTAAGAAAACTACTAGGAAAAAGAAAACAGATAAAGATGCTGATGGTGAAGAAGTAAATGAAAGAGAACAAGTAGACTTCTATGAAAAGAGATTTAGTAAACCTCTTAACAGAGTACAAAGCATTATTGATGAATTAGATATTAAGAAAGATAAGATGGAAGCTGAAGCTGAAGAAATGAGAGAAATATCTAAGAAAGCTCGTAATGGAGCAATATTAGAATATCTAGGTAAAACTGAATCTAATATTATAGATACTCTTAAAACTAAACTTGCAGCCGTAAAAGAAGAAGTAAATATTAATACTAAGATATCTGAATTAGAATTGAAGAAAGCTAAAGATAAAGCTGACTCTTCAGGTGCTAATAATACTGACGCTATTATGTCTAAGATATATGCTAATATTGCTGGAGGAACATCACCAGCACAACAAATGCAACAATCTAATCCTCAAGCATTTCAAGGTAGTATGTCTATGAATGATATATATGATACTATGGTGAGTGATGATGGTTTTTTTAGCCCACAAGCATATGCTCCAGATGATAGTAGAGTAGATGAAATGATATCTAGTAGATATAATCATCTAGTAGACAGTGGTAGAATAGTAGAAACAGAAGCTGATAGAAATCTAAGATATGCTGGTAGAAGTATAACTATGTATGTTTATAAAGAAGATGCAGGTCCTAACTGGAGATTTGCAGCTATAGACAATGAATCTAATCAAGAAATATATGATTATGAAAAACCTACAGTATTAGGTAATAAGATGAATTTTGATGTAAGTAAAATGATAGCATATGATAATGTAAACAGATACCCACTAGTACTAGTACCATATGTTGAAGAATATGAAGATAAGAGAATGGTATCTTCATATGGTGGTAGTGGACAATATGCTTATGATATTTAAAATATAAAAATAAACAGTAGAACCCTGTATGGAATTATATCCATACAGGGTTCAGATTCTATTAATTTCTAAGGTCTTTAAAATGAAAAACTATTATTCATGCTTGTTTCAAAATACTACTGATTTGTTCTAAGTATTAATTATTATTGTTATCATATAGAACATTTTCAGAAGATTTTACTTTAGGTGCTCCATTAAGTAATATGAAGTTAGTTTCATAACTTTCAAAAGCATTATTATGAGATATTACAAATACTTGTTCCATATCAAAGATACTCATAATATTCTCTAATACTCCTAAGAATTTTCTTTTATTATTGAAATCTAATGGACCATCCATTTCATCTATAGTTATTATATTGTAATCTGTAGTTCCTTGTGCAAATAAAGATACTGATAAGATTAATGATATAATAGCTTTTTCTCCCATAGACATTGTCTTTACATCAGTATTAACTACACCATTTAATTTCTTACAAGGTATATTAAATTCTTTATCATTTATTACGAATGGTAATAACTCATATTCATCTGTTAATATCTCTTGTAATAATTTATTAGCTAAAGTTCTAGCTCTCTTCATATAGATATCTATAAATACTAATGGTATTCCTTTATTAGGAGAAGTCACATCTTTCAATAATAATAGTTTATTGTAGTTATCTTCTAATTCTTCTTTTTCTTTTTTGTATTCTTCTAACTTCCTCATATTTACTTCTATATCTAATTTTTCATCATTTAATTGCTCAGTATTATAATCTATACTGTTTAATGACTTCATTCTTTTCATTTTAGCTTTTTCCATTTCATACTTATATACGAATATCTCTTCTAATACAGATAGCTTATTTTTAACTTCTTCTATATGAGTTTTGTTAGCATTATAATTACTACATGCTTCTATTAGAGTATTATAAGCTTCTTTTCTTTTATCTATTTCTATTAGTCTATATGCATTACTTTCATTCTTTTTAAGTAACTCATTATACTTACTTCTAGCTTGAGTTATCTCATCATTTAATTTAGCTATATCTTTATCTAATTCTTCCACATATTCCATTTGCACTACATAAGTATTCAATTTAGAATTGATGAATTCTAAATCTTTCTTATCCTTTTCTAACATTTCCTTTATAGTCAAATACTCAACTAATTCAGAGTTATCCCATTCTATACTATATAAATTATTCTTTAATCTATCTATGAATTTATCTATATTAGTTATAAAGTTATTTGGATATACTTTATCTATATATGTACTATTGTTTTCTATATAGTCTAATATATGTAGAATAATCTTTTTAGCATTAGATATTTCATATAACTCCTCACATAGTTTTTCTTTTTCTTTTATTTCTATTTCATACTCTTTTATTTGTTTACCTAAGTTATCTAAGTATTCTTTAGTTATTAATTTATCTTTCTCAATATTAATAAAAGGACAAGTGTTATTATCACAATCTTTAGGTTTCTTTTCTAAAACCTTAGATTGTTCATCTTTTGTTTTCATTGACATATCTAGAGTATATTGTAATTGGTTCTTGTTGTATATATCATCATTCATCTCTGCTCTCATAATATTCATTTCTTTAATTACATCATCATTCATTTTTTCTATAGCTTTAGTTACTATAGTAGGTGCATAATTAGTAGAAAGATTATTTACATTAGCAGCTATGCTTTTAAGATTTATACTAGCATTACTAGCTTCAAAAGAAGTTATATTATTAATATCTTTAAATTCAGATGATTGTACTTTACTCTCATTCTTTTTAATGTTATTTTCTAATTCTTCTTTTTTATTTAATAAACCATTATACTCATTATTAGAGATGATATTATTTCTTTTTGACGATTTATTTTCTAAGTCTTCTATCTTCATATTAAGTGAAGCATTAATTTCTCCAATTTTAATATTATTCTCTTCTGTGTCCTTATTAATATTATCCTGAGCATTATTATATTCAGAAATTTTAGTTCTAAATATGTCTAATACTTTATTTAAATCCGTTTCACTATTCTCTATATCTATACCATTATTTTTTAGTACAGATTTAAGTCTAGTCATTTGTATATTAGCTACTTGTACTGCTTCTCTTAGTTTATCTATTTCTTCAGGTAGAAAATTAATAGATAGCCCCATAGTATTTAGCTTCCTGCTGTATTCTTCCCATTTATAACTTTCTTTATGGGTTTCCTCAGCAAGGTTTTCTTTTAATGTTTTATAGTTATTTAATTCATTATCTATTACTTTAATTCTTGATTGTAATTCTGGTACATCTTTAATAGCGTCTATATTACTACTAACCTTTAATATTAAATTCTTATACACCTTTACTTTCTCAGATAATTTCTTATGAGTTTCATTTATCTTTTCTAAAGTAGGTTGTATATCATTAAAATATTTCTTTCTTTCAGCTGTAGTCATATTTACTATATTATTACTATTGATTGCTAATCTAGATAGTCTTAAATACAAAATAGAAATGCCTAACTCCCTTTCTACTATTTCAAGAAAGGGAGTTACATTTCCATTAGGATTTAATTCATTATAATTTTCACTATCTATATTAGCTTTTCTTATATAAGATTTTACATTATGTCCAGTCTTACTTGGTGTATATGAATGTATAATTATATACTTATTGTTATTGTGTACATAATGTATTTCTTTTTCTCCTTCTACTCCAGATATTATTATAGAAGGTTTATCTTCTTCACCAAATGAGAATGGGTGTAATGAATGTATTATTGTAGACTTACCAGAACCATTAGCTCCAAGAAATAAAGTAATCTTATTTTTAATATTGAATTTTATTTCTACTTCATTTTTATGGAGTCCATTCTTTACTCCTATATAATTCTTTAATCTAAGATAGGAAATCCACATAATATTACTCTCCTAATAATAAAGCATAATTTCTTAACATATCCTCAGTATTACATTCTTTTATAGAATTTATTTGATTGATACATTCATCAAAATCAATTTCTTTCTTACCATATCTAGTTAATACTGCTTTTATATCTTCTTCCTTTTGATTTGCAAAAGGTGACTTTAATACTTCATTTAATACTTTATCTAACTCTTCTTTTTGTTTTAATATTATATCTTCCATTATATTTCCTCCTATTATTGTATTGTATTACTATGTTTTTTATACTATTATTTTAAATTCTATACTGCTTGTAACCACTTTTAAATCTACAGTCTGAGTCATTATCCTGCTATTAGTTTTAATTTCATATTTTACATTACCGTCAAATATTTTATTTAAAGCATCTGTTTGCTGTAATACATCTATTACCATATCTTCAGCAACTTTACTATTTAACTTAGCAAAATTAGATGTAGCAACATCAGTTAAAGATACTTCTATACCATTATCAATTAATAATACTTTAACATCAGCATCTTCATCTGCATGATATAGAATATTATAGAACTCTCCCATTTTTTCTAGAAATGCTCTCATATTATGAAAAGCATCTATCAATTTAGAATTTAAATGTATTAATTCTAACATAGTGTGATATTTAATTTCTTCATCAAATATTTCTTTATGGAAATACTTACATGCTAATAAGAAGCATAAAAACTTGCTATTATATATTGGTATGATTGTATTAGTATCTCCATGCATATATAGATGGTATACTAAATCATGCAATGCTGGATATTTTTCTTTTCCTTCATCAGTATCCATTACATATCTACAAGTATCTCTGTCTAGTATAGGAAATAGCTCAAAGAATATATTATAGCTATTTCTTAATTTATATACATCTTTATCTGGGATATACTCATCTTTCTCATATTTTAAGTCTACAAGATTTCCACTCACATATCCACAACTTTTAGCTAGTATATTTATATGAACTGCTTTATTGATTATTATATTTGCTTTAAACCCAACTCTTAAAGCAAATTCAGTAAGTTCTTCAGATAGAATTAATACCACCTTACTAGATTTCTCTACTAGCTCTAGTTTCTCTTTGTCTATATTAGCAGCCAATCCAATATCAATACCATGTAATACACTTAATATTTCTTCACATTTTAATTCTATTTCAATAGATACAGCATCTTCTACATTATATGTTGCTATTCTAGTTTTTGCTCTTACGATAGCTACGCTTTTCTTTTCTTTAAATATCTTAGAGAATGCTAAAGCGTCAAATTGATTAAATGATTCTGCTTTTGGTGCAACACATATTATTATTTCTTTTCCTTTAAATTCTTTAGTTGTCATTTATTTCACCTCTTTGATTCTATTAAGTATTTTTATTAATTCGTCAGCATGTTCATATAATTCATTTCCACCATATCTTAAACCTAATCCTCCAATATTGACATTTTCTGATAAATAGATTTCAAATTCATCAGCTATGCTTTGTTTAATATCATCTTCAGATTTCTTAGACATAGCAACAGCATATGCTTGTATTATTAGATTGTCAACAGTTTTATTTATCTCATCTAATGGAATATCTTTTACCTTATCTAATCCTATTTCTGCCATATGATCATTAATAGACATATCATGATATTTACCAGGAATATATTTATCAGGGTTTATTATTATTCTTTCTATTTCAAATAATCTTTTAATAATGCTCTTTAAATGAGCTTTAATATATTGTAATAAAATCTCATTATCAGTTGCATATATCTTTCTATTTTTTATAGTATCTAGAATATCAAGTATTATATTATAATAATACGCATTATCTATTTCATTATTTAAATATCCTTCAAATAATAAGTAGAATTTTTCAGACACATAAATATATCTTGATATGCTACTATCACACATAGCTTTATAAAAGTCATGTCTTGCTAATTTACAAAATGGTCTTATATAATAATACATATTATATGGTAATTTAAATATTGGGTTATTTCCATTAATATGTGCTATTAATTCTGTTACCTTATATAATACTTTCTCCTTTACTATGTCAATATTATCAATTTTAGATGTATCATCACATATTGACATTAATCTATTAAAAGAAGTATTATACATATCCAATTGTAGTGTTATATCACTAATACTTTTAGCTAATTCTATATTTTTAGTTATCATATCTAATTCATATTTAATTGATGCCATTTTTTACCTCCATTATTTAATTAATTCTTTTATTTTATCTAATGCTTTTTGTATATCTTCTATATTTTCAATAACCATTGTCCCATTTAGAATAATATTATCAGTCCAAGAGCACTTTTTGCATTTATTTATTACATATTCTAAATTATCTATTGCCTTATCCATATTCTTTGATTTGTTTTTAATTTCTGTTAGTTCTCTTGCTCTTTTTATAATATGCTTTGTAATCTTTTTGTCTAACTCTTCTTTTGATAATGGTTCTTTTCTATATATGCCAAATATTTTCATATCTTTTCTGATAGATGTTTCATAGTACCCTTTTATATATTCATCTAGATTTAATATTCCTTCTTCTTCAAGTCTAGCTGACATAGTTGAAACTATATATCTGACATAGTCTACAGTCAATTCATCGCCAGATACAGGGTCTGCTTTATGTATAAGAATCATCAAGTTATTTCTATAGTAATCAGCTGATTTTGTACCATATAAGTATTCTTCAAATATTTCTAATGCTTTATTAGCTACATCTATTAGACTATCTAATTCATGTCCTAGAATACTATAGTCATCATCAATATAAAGATTTTCAAATTTATTTTCTAGCATACCTCTTAATATACTTGGTATAAATATTAATTCATTATTATTTGGACTTCTATTTATTATCCAGAATATTAATTCCAATACCTCTTTACCTAATTCTTTTTCTTCTTCAGTATACTTGCATGGTATACTGAATATTTTTATTAAATCATTGTAAGCTGAATGTATTTGATACATTCTTTCATTCTTATTTTCAATCCCATTTGTTCTATTTAACATTTCTTTTAGAAATTTCAATCTTGTTATTACATCATCCATTTATATCCTCCCATTCTATATGGTATTTATTCTTTTTAATATGTAATTCTCTATTTATTTTATCTATTTCTTTTCTTAATCTTTGTTTTAGATTGTTCTTCCAAGGTAAGTCTATTTCAAATCTAGTGAAAGGGTGTTTTATATCTGGATCTATACCTAAGTGTCCTTGTAATACTTCCTTTAACTTATCCCACACTAATTGCTGACTTATCACAAATCTAGTCAAAGCCTCATTTTTATTTATCATTATAATTTTATTCATTTTAATATATTCCCATTTGTCATTACTAAATACTTCTATATTAATTAGAAGCATATCATTAGCATATAGACTTATATTTGATAAATTATAATCATATTTTATCTTTTGACGGTCAGTATAATTTACAACAAATGCACACTTATATTTCATTACTATTCCTCCTTAATATTTAAAATTGATATTTGAATAAAATACTACTTATTGTCGGTATTAGTAGTTCTTTCATCTCTTTTGTAGGATTTAACATACCTTCTACAAATATACCATAGAAAGCATCACTTTTGTCAATAAATTCTTTTAATTTAGTATCTAATTCTTTTCTTGCAAATTTCATATTATGACCAGGCATATTATCCCAATCATATTGTAATCCTGGATATTCTTTCATTATATTTCTAGCCATTCTGTAGTAAATCTTTTCTTTCATTTTAACCTCCTTTCAAATAAAATAAAACAGAGATACATAAAGTATCTCTGTTTAATCATTATGTATTAAAATAAATTAGTCAGTTAAGTTATTTATAGCTCTGTCTAAAGCAATTAGATATTGAGTAGTATTAATAGATAGAAGCTTTATGGTATTATCCATTTTAACTGTGTAGTTATCGAGATTCTTAGTATTATTTATACTATTTTTCACATCACCTATATTTTTATATAAAAGCTCTTTTATATCCTCTAAACCACTCTTAAACTTTTCTTTATCAAAGTTTTCTATAGGCTCAGCTGCTTTCTTTTTATATATTTCTATTCTACCATGTAGACTTTGTAAATATTGGTACATATAAGCTCTTTGATTTTCCATGTAGTCAAGTTCTTTTGGTGAAATATCTTTTGGTTTGTCACTATTTAAAAACTTATCTAGTTTATCATATTTTATTTGAAGTTCCTTTTCTTCAAGTAATACTCTTTTTATGTGAGCTGGACATTCAAATCCTACATAGACTATTGGTAGAGTCTCAGGTCTAAATAGTTCTTCAAATCTATCTAAATAGACATTGAACTGCTCATCCCCTTCTCCACCACTTTGTATAGCTATATCATTTATGATATTTATGAAATATGATGCTTTGATTGGTTCTCCTGTATACCAGTTGTTTCTATCAAGAATACTAGTTACAAGCTCATAAAGTTCTAGTGATTTATTAAGTGGGATAATTCTAGTTTCACCATACTTTTCTTTAATTTCCTTAACTACTAATTCTTTTAATTCATGATTTGTCATTTTACTACTCCTTTCAAATATAAAATTAGAGATACTTAAGTATCTCTGTTAAAAATCTATTATGTTGCTATACACTGTATTACTATCCAATGTAGGTAAAACATGTCCACCTAGTGATGAGAATACTGGTAAGAATGCTGATATGCTATCATTGATAATAGTATCATAATCAATATAATTATGTGTCCATTCTGGTATTATATCTACATCTTCTGGTATTGCTATCCATTTAACTCCATATGAAGATATTTGAGTATTTTTATTATTATATACTTCTTTATACAATTTCTCATATATATCTGGATGAGTTTCACTCAATTGCTGAGCATCAATTAGTTTACCTAATTTCAATCTTAATAATTTTACATTATTAGGTAATTGTATTGGTGTCTCAGGATACAATAAATCCCAAGTCATACATCCTCTAATACCTGCCATTCTTAATGGGTCAGCATAAGCATTAGGGTGATTTACTTTAGCTGGTTTTAAAAATCTAGTTTCTTTCTTAATACTATCTATTACTAAATCTTCTACAGCTTTTACTTTATTAATAACTAATCCAATATCTATTTTATTAGATTTTAGTATATCTTCTTCTAATATATCTATTAACATTTGACTTACTTCTGGATTGGTTACTGTCTTAATTAATTGCAGTCCTTTAATATCTAAAAATGGTGGATTTAATAAAGCTCCTTCTTGGGATAATACTAATGAAGCATAGTTCTTCTTAGCATCTGTAGTCAATACTCTTTTCATAAGAAATTCATTCTTCATTTGTATTATTTTAGCTTTATTATCATCTTCTACATTACAAGATTTGACCATAGTATACAATGCATTACTAATATAATATGTACATATATGTGCCATCAAATTTACTATACATATTCTTTCTTCTGTATCATTTAAATTGTATACTATTGGTGAATCTTCTTCCATTACTTCTTCTCTTACGAAATTATAGAACTCATCTAGGTTTATAAAGTTAGAGTCAGTATCTATAGTGATAACTCTTTGTCTTCTTCTATATACTAGATTATTAATTCTATTAATAGAAGGAGTATAATCCATTACTGCTAATTCTATCAAATATTTTAATTCATCTACCCATACCTTAACTATTTCTGGAGCTTCATTAGCATCCATAAATAATTTAAATTCCCCATAAGAATTAGTTTCTGTAGGTATTCTATAATTTATCTTACCTTTACTATCTACTATTTTGAAATCACTTTCGTCCAATTCTCCCATAGTATATAAAGTATTTCTGATAAGATTTCTACAATATCTACTATCTCTTAAGAATTGTATTAAATTATTCTTATAGTATAACTTAGTGACTTGGTCATCACTCATAGAGTTTATTAATTTTCTTAATCTATATTCTTCTTGTGGTGTAGGTGAGAATTGATAGTTCTCATCTTCTACATATATCTGAGATATTATTCTATTATATAAATCATTCTTAGATATATTGGTATTAATATATTGAGTTATATCAAAATCTTTAGATATTGTTTCTAATAATTCCATTATATGAGATATTGCCTCATCTACTGATAAGTAAAATGTATTTCCTGATAAGAATTTTTCAAAACTACACATAGCATTACTTATCAATGATTGTCCTTTAGCTGTAACTGATATTGCAACATCTCTATTATAAAATATACATGATGGAGCTCCTGAACCTCCATAGTATGAGTTCATATCTTTCTTTTCACCATTCTGTGCTATATTGAATCTGATGAATTGTTCAGATAATTTACCAAACTCTTCTCCAGCTTTAAGCATTTGCTTTTTAATAGCTTTTCTCTTAATACCCATTTCTTCTAGTATTTCAGCATTAGGGTTTCTAGCATCCTTATGTTGTTTATAAAGAGAGCCTTTCTCTGTTATAATAGGATGCTTATCTTCTAAGAAATCTAATACCTCTAATGTATTAGATTCTTTATTTAATCCTTTATATGTATTTCTTAATTCTACTGGTATTATATTTATTTTATTCATTATATCCATATCTAGTAATTCTAAAAATTTATTTTTATCTAAATCTGGATTTGTAAATAAAGCATATTGTAATGCTTCTTCTTTATATTTCTGAATAAATTTTGAATTTTGAATATCCATATTACTCTCCTAATAAAGTAGTTAATCTTCCAATATCATCTGGTTGATGTCCATCATATTCTGGTGCTTTATCTAATTCTTTTACATCAAATAAATCCCAATATCTATTATTATAGTGATATGTATATTGTCCAGCAGGTGTATCTATACCTACTATAAACATATCATCGAACATTGTACCATCATGGTGTTGTCTAGCTTTCCATGCTTTATCTTTATAGGTCTCTAATATTACTTTGAATAGTATCATTCTATTAAAGTATAATTCATTCATTGTATGCCAACCATCTGAAATATATGGTTCTGCATTTTTCTTTTCACTATATAATTTCTTTAATTCTTTTAAATCCATCTTATCAACTCCTTTAAGATTGAGTTTTTAGTAGAGTAATAACTAATAAATTCTAGTTATTACTCTACTTTTTAATTTATACTCCTATTTTATTATGTTCTTTAAGTTCATTCAATAATTTATTCTTTCTTTTAACTATACTATCTTTAGCACTTCTTAAATTTGTTATATTGCCTCTAAATACACTTAATTTAGTATTTAATCTTGAATTAAGAAAACTCTTCTCAGTTGCTGATTTAGCAGAGTATATCAATAGTTGGACTTCCAAAATATCTTCTAGTGCTGACAATCTTTTATCTATAATATCTAATAACTCATTATCTGCTTTTAATTGTTTTTCTAATAATTCTAATGTTAAATTATGTCCCATATTAATTCTCCTTTAAATTAAATATATAACACTTCATAATCTCCAAATATTTCAGCTTTAGATAAATACTCACCTACAACTAAAAGCACTTTAGCTTCATCTAAAGTTATACTACCTATATCTAATCTATACTTTAATCTATTAAAACAAACCCTAGCAGTCAAATCAATGTCTGTAAATAATGCTCTACCTTCTTGTCTTACTTGTTTTAATAGTTCTTGTCTATTGTGGCATTTAGTACCTTTAAATCTTTCATCATTGTCTATAATATATCTACCTGCTTCAAATACT